GTTTTATACTCGTTAATTACAATTACAAAATCAACATCGTTTTTTGTATAGTCTTTAAAAAAGTCAAAACTATAATCTATTAAAGCTTGATTTTTATCAAGTCTTAAGATTTCTTTTGGATATGGTAAATTTAATCTTGCACCTTTACCGGCGGCAGGAAGAATAACTGTTAGTGTCATAACAGTATTTACAAAGTTGCATCTTCCATTCCAGCAACTCTGAGTTTTACTATATTAGTAATTTGCCATTGTTTTTGATCTAAGCCTTTTAATACACCTAACCATTTATTCCTCAACAATGCAAATTCATTAATAATCTTTTCATAGTCAACTACGTCTGCTTCGCCGTCAACATACTTCTCAACGTCTCTACTAGATAATGCACGTTGATAGTTTTCAAGATATGTCTTAAAAAACGAGCTACGCAATCTACGTAGCTCGATATTTAAGTAATGTAGTATTGCTTCGATCTCTTGTAATTGATTAAATCTATGTTCAACAATACCTGGCATTTCAGAAGATGCTTTTTCTACACTTCCTTTTAACTTTACTTCGGCTCGAGCTTGAGTAAGCTCTGCTTCAAAATGTTGTATAGCACCGGGTATTTGTGATATATCTCGTGATACTTGACTGTACCAACCCATTATTCATCCCAATCGTTGTCTTCGTCGACTTCGTCATCGTCCATTTCTAAATAATACTGAATTGCATAATCCAACGTTTTATCATTGCCTAGTAAATCATTTAATTGATCATCTTTAAATCCATAGTCTATTAGCGTATCAACAAATCTCTCTGCCGCCATTTCAACGTGTTTCTTATCAAGATAATCTTTAAAAACATTCCATAAGTCCGCAACAAATTCTTCATCCATTAGTAACAGGCTCCTCGTAATGATCCACAGCTTCTATGTCTGCGTTGTCGGTATTTACCTCAGTTGCCTGTTTTTTAATGTAATCCGACATGACCATTTCGAGAAGATCGCCTGTCCAATTCTTACGATATTCTAGATGTTCAGTACCATCTAAAGCAATATATTTTAATCTATTACCTTGCTTTTCAATTACGCTCTTAGCTTCAAATAACTCAACGAGTCCGCTATATGGATTCATGCCTGTTTCGTATGGAATCTTCACTTGCACACCTTCAAATGGTTTAGCATAACGAGTCTTCATTACTTTACAACCTGCACGAATACCCATAACTTGACTAATTTTGTTACCGTCTTCGTCTTCTTTTAGTTTTAACTTCTTCATTGCAACAACAATACTTGATGCATAGATAAAGCCTTGTCCACCTGATATCTTATCATCTGGATCAAACATATCCTGTGATGCATAAGTGTGGTTGGTACATACTAGTCCTACATTATGTGAACCAATCATATTAACTGTGTTACGAACAAGTGAGGTAAGTGCCTTAGGCTTTCTACCCATGTCACCTTTCATATCACCCTTGTTAAACTGATCAACATCAGTAGGAGTTAGTAGCATACCTAAGCTATCAATAACAAACAATACCTTAGGACGATCTGTTTCATCCATTGCCTTATAGTCTGCCATAAACGTACTTATAGTTTTTGCTACATCATCGATCATTGACATATTAAGTTTAAGAAGTTTTTCTTCACTAGTGTCAACGTCTAATGCTTGTAACCAACTTTCGTCAAGTGCATTCTCTGAGTCAATTAATACTACAAAGATACCTTGATCTTGTGCGTGTTTTACAATGTTACCAGCACAAAAATAACTTTTACCTGCACCCGACTCTCCTGCAAAAACTGTTACTTTACCTAGAGGTACTCCTTTTTTAAAGTCACCACTTACTAGATAGTTTAGTGCATATGATCCTGTTGAGATCCAGTCAGTTGGATCATTAAAGCCGGAACTCATGCCTGAGATGCTTTTTGTTAAGTCCTTACGGAACTTGCTAACGTCAAAAGATTTAGCCATATTTTCTCCTAAGTAGAAATAAAGGGAGACCTCGCTGGTTACCGTGCGGAGGTTTTTGCCGGAACTCCCAATTAATAATTACTGTTGTCGTGCTCTAATCATTGCAAGAATGTCTTGGGCTCCGCCTTCAGCAGGTGCTTGTTCTGTTGCAGGAGTAGGAGTAGGAGCAGGTGTTGCTACTGGCTCTGTTGCTTCAACAACTGGTGCTGGTGCCGGAGTTTCTGCTACTGGAGCAGGTTTAGTATGTGCCGCTTTATTAGGATCACCAGTACGTGCTTGCATTCCACTGGGCCTAAAATATTGGCTCCATTTTTCTGCATCATATGCTTCGCCATCCACACTTGCTTCAAACATCTCAGTAAGAACTTTAACCCCAACATCTTCGGGCTTCTTAGGCAAGAAGTCGCTTAAATTAAACAATCCATTTGTTTCGATTGCTTTCATTTCTGCATCTCCTAGTGGTCGCTCTCTACGTGCCCAATTACTTGCACCGTAGTCAGCATATCCGCCTTTAGATCCTTTAGATAAACGGAAGTCAACTCCAGCAGTATAATCTGTTGGTAATTCTTCCATATCTGGATCCATAAGTGCCGCTTTAATAAGTTGAAAGATTTGTGGTCCAATAATGAAACGTCTAACTGGATTTTCTGGCTTATCCTCACCAAGAGGATCTTCTGTTACAAAACCTTGGAAAACATAAGAACGCTTTTTCCAATATTTACGACCCATATCTTCAAGACTTGGATCTTTAAACCATCCACGTACTTCTCCTAAGATAGGACATGATTCTCCATACATTTCCATACACGGAACTTGTACTTGAATTGGGCGAGAATCAGTATCGCCTTTTACTCCTGCAAACGGAAGTTTAATCATCAAACGCTCTTTCCAAAAGAAAGTGTTTGAATCATCTCCGTCAGGCAAGAAACGCAGGGTTGCCTGCTCGCCTTCTTTCATATTCCAAAATGGGTAAATTGCGTTATCGCCACCAGTGTTATTTCCACCTGTACGATTTTCTTGTTCTTTGAGCTTTGCTCGTATTTCTGCTAATGATGCCATAGTTATGCCTCCTTATAAATTTGCCTATGCATTGTGCCTTTATTGTGTAGCACAGTTTATATACTACACAACTTTATTTATCTTGTCAACTGTTTTTTTTATTTTTCTTGAAAAAACAATAAGTTATATGTTAACCTAAATATTTTGTCATAAACATTTTAGGCATTTCGTGATAATCTTTAATATCTAAAAAATCATGTAAGCCATTTGATGTTTGTATGTCTTTTAGGAATCTACTCTTAACCATTGGTTTTACGTTTTGAGCTGTTGCCATCATTCTTAAGACTCTAGCTTGTTGTGCAGAAACTGGAAGAGATTTCCCATCATCAGTTTTCACTGCTTTAACAGGGTTAGGACTACTTTGACTATCTATAACTTTTCCTAGTTGATCAAACATAGGTGGTTCTTTAAATCCAGCCTCGTCGTTATCTTGATCGAGTTCTTTACCTAAATCTTTCAAACCAAAGTCATCAAAACTTCCTTCTTCCAGTCCTGCGTTCATTCTCATTTTATATGTTTCAAATGCATGGCCTAGACGTTCTATGAATCGACTTGCGTTTCTTACGTATTGTTCGCCGTAATCTTTTTCAATTGCTGTTAATACTGCTGTTTCGCCTTTTGGAAATTGTCCAGTCTGTACGTCAAAATGACTCATTATATATTCGCCTATAGGTGTCTTATCTTTTTCAATTACAATATCATCTTCATCTGAATCTGGGTGGTCAACCTTGTCGCCTTTTGTTGCGCCTTTCATCTTTGCTTTTCTTACAGCGTCACCGTATGCGTTACCTTCTTCTGTTTCCATTATGTCAGGAACACCGTTTCCGTTTTTATCCTTCCACCAGCTACCTGATTCGTCATCACAATCATGTTTACAATTACAATCATCTTGTCTTACGTGCATTTGGCAACCGCAATCTTCACAAAAATAATTTTTATATCCTGTCATGTATCTTTCTGATAAGGTTTGTGTTTCACTAAATTGACCCATCATTTTTTCAAAAAAGTTTTCTAAATCTTCATCGTAACTTTTGGAATCGTTTACTTTATGACAGCTATTGCCTTTTCCTCTACGATATCCTTTCCAACATACTTTGCCATGTGAACCTTTTTTCTTTTCTTCTGATACTGCTGACCAATTAGCATTTCCGCAATCTTCGCATATAGAATCATCTATCTCGTCTAAAATATCCTCTGGCATAATTGAAACAGTTTGCATTTCGCCTATTAGGTTATATATGTATGGAAATACATCTTTAAGT